AAAATAAATTTCTTCTGTATGGGTGGATTACCATTCTTCTTTGAAGAAATTAAAGATAAGATTAAAATGATTAAATGGGTAAACTCATACCAATATCATTTACCAATTAGAAATTTCAGACCAGATTTCGGAATAGCCCCACTTGTACCTAACTACTTTAACTACAGTAAAAGTTGTATTAAATATCAAGAATATTGTGCTGTTGGTGCTGTTGGATTAGGCACAGTATTTACTAATGGTAAACCTTCACCTTATGATGTTTGTCAGATTAAAGTTCCAGATAATGCATCAGTTTCAGATATAGATGATATTTTCTGGCCACTAACAGAACCAGACAAATATAATGAAGTACTTAAAAAACAATATAATCAACTTTATGACAACGGATGGTTTATGGAATCCGAAAAATATCTGAAAAGATTAACAGATATTTTATAAAGGTTGACAACACCAAAATAATATGTTATATTGTTTATAAGAGTAAATTTTAATTAGAAGGTTCAAAATGAAAATAATACCTTTAGACGCTAGAGTTCTATCAATATCACACAACGATATGGATGGGGTTGTTTCTCAAATCATATTAGGTCATGTGTATAAAAATATTAAGTACATTCACACATCTTTTTATAAGATTGATGATATATTACTGTCATTAGATTATAATTTATATGATGTAGTTTTTGTTACGGATATACATACAGACAACGAAGAAAACCTTAACTTATCTGATAAGATAGTTTTGATTGACCACCATAAGTCTGCACAGTCATATCATAACATTGAAAAGAATAGATTTGTGATTTCTGATAAAAATGTTTGCGCCGCTGTTTTAGTTAAAATGTTTGTAGAAAAAATGTATAACATTAAACTTGATAGTTTGAAATCATTGGTCTACCTAACTAATGATTATGATGTTTGGAATCTTAAAAACTGTAAAAGTAAACTAATGAATGATGTTATGTTTTATCTTTATAGACCCGCAAAGTTCAGAGAAAATTTCTTTAATGGTAGAACAAGATTTACAAATGATGAAATTAAATGGCTTAGAGAAAGAAGAAAGCAATTCAAGAAACTGTATGATGATATTGAAATTTTTGAATTTGATAAGATAAATGGATGTATAGTTGAGTCAAGAGAGTTTATTAATGAGATAGCTCACAAACTCATGGAAGAAGAAAATTATAATATTGTTTTTGTAAGAAATCCATCAAATCAAAGAGTTAGTGTAAGACATAATTTAAACGAAAATATTCTTGACATGGGTGGAATCTTGAAAGAACATAAATGGGGAGGGGGGCACGCTGCCGCCGCCGGATTATTTACTCTAAATGGAGAAGATTTTAAAAATAAAATACAAACTTTGGAAAAAGATATTTGTAAAGCTTTATCAAAGAAAGAACAATAAATGAGCGGTTTTAAAAGAATTTATTACGAGGCTTCCAGTAATAAAATATTTCATTGGTATTATGATGATAAAGGAAAGACTCACAGAGAAGAACTACATCCCGAAATAGAATATTATTTAGAAGATAAATCAAAAAATCCTAAGTCTGGTATGGTCGATATTTATGGCACACCAGTTAAGTTACAAACATCTTCTGATATTTTTGCAATGAAAAACTTAGCAAAGACTATCAAAACATATGAAACAGATATTTCAGAAGATGTTAAGTTTCTACAAAAAAGATATAAAGGAAAAGAACTAAAAGCAGATTTAAAAAATTTCAATATTTGCACAATAGATATTGAGGTTGAATCAGATGGTGAATTTCCTTTACCCGAAGAAGTTAAATACCCAGTTAATTTAATAACAATACATTCATCTAAAACAGGTGAAACTAATACATTTGGTATCAGAGAATATACCGGCAATTCTGATTTAGTTCAGAATTATCATTATTGTGAAAATGAAAAATTAATGCTTGAAAAATTTGTAGCATTTTTCAGAAAGCAAAGATTTGATATTATAACAGGATGGTTTTGTAGATTTTTTGATATACCATATTTAATTAACAGGATGAATAGACTAAATGTACAGGCTTCATTATCGCCAGTTAATGTATATAAAGAAAACCGAGCAGGTGGTTATCACATTGCTCGTGGTGGATATATAATTGGTGGAATAGCAACACTCGATGGTCAAGACTTATATAAGAACTTTGTTTATGATAAAAAAGTTTCATATAGTCTACATGCAATTGGTATGGAAGAAGTTGGTGAAGGCAAGTTAGAATACGAAGGAACAATCAATACTTTGTGGCAAAATGATTGGAATAAATATGTCGAGTATAATGTGCAAGACGTATTACTAACGAAAAAGATAGAAGATAAAAAGAAACATATTGAACTTGCAATTAACTTCTGTTATCAGGCATTAATTCCTTTTGATAATATATTCTCATCAATATCTCTCATTAGCGGTTATGTTATAAAATATCTACATGAAAGAAATATGGTTTATCCGTCAAGGGATAGAAGTCAACAAAAGGAAGATAAATTTCCTGGTGCATATGTTATGGCTAAGGTTGGTCATTATGATTATGTTATTAATTTCGATGTTAAATCAATGTACCCAACATTAATAAGAATGTTTAATATAAGTCCTGAAACATATGTTAATGGTAAAGAATATAAGTTGATTTACAATGGTGTTGAAAAAATTGTTAAAGAAGATGATATTGTTCAAGTTCAACATGAAAACGGTAAAATTGAAAATATTTTAATAAAAAATCTCACAAGTTCAGATATAATATTATAAATATATATAGAAGGATACATACTATTAACATCATAATTTAAAGGATTCTATATGTATAAAGATATTTTTTTAAAAAAAGCTAAAGAATTTCATAATAATTTTTTTGATTATTCTATTTCAGAATATATTAATAGTAGAACAAAAATTAAAATTAAATGTCCCAAACATGGAGTTTTTGAACAATTACCATCAAATCATTTACGAAATAAATATGCATGTTTACAATGTTTAGTTGAAAAAAAGAAAAAAGAAAAAAACGAGTTTATTGAAAAAGCAAATTTAGTTCATAATAATTTTTATAACTATTCAAAAGTTGAATATAAAAATAATCATACTAAAGTTTGTATAATTTGTCCAGAACATGGCGAATTTTGGCAAGAACCACAAAATCATTTAAGAAAGCATGGTTGTTCTAAATGCATGGTTAATAATCATGTTAAAAGAGATTCTTTTAACAATGAAATTTTTATACAAAAAGCTAAAATAATTCATGGAAATCAATATGATTATAGTTTAATTAATTATATTAATAACTATACTAAAGTTAAAATAATATGTAAAAAACATGGAGTTTTCGAACAAAGTTTAATTCAACATATTAATCATAAAAATGGATGTCCAGTTTGTAATGAATCTAAAGGAGAAAAAGAAATAAGAAAATATTTAATAAAATTTAAAATTAAATATATTCATGAATATAAATTTAAAGAATGTTATAATAAAAAATTACTATCGTTTGATTTTTATTTACCTGAACTTAATATATGTATAGAATATGATGGGATTCAGCATTTTAAAATTATAGAACATTTTGGAGGATTAAAAAGACTAAAAGAAACAAAAAAATTAGATAAAATTAAAACTCGTTTTTGTAAAAAAAATAAAATAAAATTAATAAGAATAAAATATACGAAGTTTAATAAAATTAAAAATATAATAGATGAATTAAATTTTTTAAAATATGGTATAAAATTCTAGAAAGATGAATAACAATGAATATAATTAAAGGTAAAAATTTTGAATTAATAGAATGTGATTTAATAAAAACACCTTTATCTGAATATAAAACATGGGATACAGCCAAAGGAAATTTTCATATTGGTGGAATTTATTACAAAAAAGAAAAGGGTGTTTTGCCAGATATTGTAGAGAAAATATTTAATGAACGCATGATATTGGAGACTAAAAAAGATATTGCAGATAAGTTAGAAAATGGTGTAAAAACGGACGAATTATATAATAAATATAACAAAAATATTGTTGATGAAGTTGTTGATGATGGACTTAAGTCTGATTATTATGATGCTCAACAGAAGATAAGAAAAATATTAATCAACTCAATCTACGGAGTTTTAGGAAACCAGTATTTTAATTTCTTTAATGTTAATAATGCAATCGCAGTAACATTAAGCGGACAAAATTTAATCAAGTATCTTTCTAACTGTATTAATCAATATTTAAAACAATATTGGCAGGTTGTTGCAAAGAAACTATATCCAGATGTTGAAAATATTAAACCACTCAAAAAAGATTTAGTTATACTTATAGATACCGATTCAAACTATTTGTGTTTGGATGAAATTATTAAAAGTTTAGGAATTACATTTAAGGATGATAAAGAATTTGAAAAGTTCGCATTGAGGTTAATAAAGAAATTCTTTGAACCATTTTTTGAAAAGGTTTTAGATAAATACGCTGCTAGTTACGGCGTAAAACAAATAATCGATTTTAGATATGAAAAAATCATTCAACAAAAGATTATTCTAACTAAAAAGAAATATGCAGACCTTACTATCCACAAAAAAGGAAAATCATTTCATCCAGGAAAAATCGATATTACTGGTATCGAAGTTGTCAGGACTGATACACCTAAATTTTTCAGAACTAAAATTAAAAATATAATTAAAAAAATATTTGACACAAAAGATAAAAATGCTGTTATTGAAGATATGATTAAAATTAAAAAAGAATTTTTAGAAGCTGATGTTGATGAAATTGCTATCCCCACCGGAGTTTCTGATTATAAAAAATGGTCAAGACCTGTTGGAACGTATTTGAAAAAAGGAATCACATACATGAAGGGTCTACCAATCGCAAATAGAGCTTCAATCAATTATAATTACGTTTTAAAGAAATTAGACTTACCATATCAACCAGTTGATAATGGAACTAAAATTAAATATATATATGTTGTTCCAAGTAGAAATATGTTAAACCAAAACATAATTGGATTTGTGGAACAATGGCCGAAAGAATTTGATGATATGTTTGCTATTGATTATGACCAACAATGGCAAGTAGCATTTCAAAGTGTGATAGAACGATTCTTTGAGGTTATGGGTTGGGGTAATAAAATTAACCTTGAATCCAATACACTTGAATCATTAATCGAATTTTGATATTGACAACAAAAAAATAAAATGTTATATTAATGTACAGGAGGTTATATGCCTATTGATATTTATAAAAAGATATTAGCAGATAAAGGTTCAAAGAAAGCCGGAACTACTAATAATCCGTTAAGTTATTACCTTGTTAATAACGATGAATCCGATGTTGAATTTTTGTCAACTAATGTAATTACCATGAATCTTTTGATGAGTGGTAGATTTGACGGTGGTTTACCACTTGGTAGAATCACAATGATTTCTTCACCTTCAAAGTATGGTAAAACATTTATTGGTCTTACTGTTATTAAAAGCGCACAGAAAAAAGGAATGCCGGTCGTTGTTGTTGATACAGAAAGACGATTCCCAATTAAAGGCGCAGCTAAGTTTGGAATTGATACATCTCCAGAAAAATTAATGATTTTTAGAGAGAATAGTATTGAACAGGTCAAGAACATAATTCTTAAAACTGTTGAGGGAGTTCCGAGAGAAGAAAGAAAAAACATTCTCTTTGTTATCGATAGTTGGGGAACTTTAGTTTCATCTAAAACAATTGAAGATGGACTCAAGGGTAAAGATGTTAAAGATATGACATTGACTCAAAAGAAAAACGACTTGGCTAATATTATTTTGAATACATTTGCTACATATTATGTAGTTAATCATGTTTATGATAATACTGGTGGTTTTGGTGACCCGCTCGCAATTCCGGGTGGAAGGAGATTATATTTCAATTCTTCAACTGTTATATTGTGTATGGCAAGAGCTAAAGGAAAAGATGCAGATAATAAAGTCAAAGACTTTGTTATAACAGCAAAGAGTCATAAAGGAGACTTCTGTAAGGAAGAAACTAAACTACAGTTTAGGATTAAACTTAAGGGTGGTCTTGATGTCTTTTATGGATTGTTAGATGATGCATTAGATGGTGGATATGTTGTTAAACCTAAAAATGGTTATTATGTAAGAGCCCACATTAAAGATGATAAGGAACTAAAAGAGGATAATATTTATAATACGGCATTTTGGTTACCTATCTTTAAAGAAACAGATTTCAGAGATTATTTGGCAAAGAAATATCAATACACAAATGATTTTGATATTGTTAATGATGAGGAAGAACTTGAAACAATGCATAAAGATGAACCTCAACTCTTAACAGAAGATAAGAAACCTGAGAAAAAAGGAAAGAAAAATAAATGACTACACTCTTCTTTGAGAAAGTTATAATAAAATTTCTATTCACAGAACCAGAAATTAGGGATAAGATATTTCCATTCCTTAAAGCTAAAGTTTTTGATGATAGAAAGAATATTATTATAGTTAAAAAATTCTTAAGTCATCATGAAAAGTATGATAATTTCCCAACTATTTCAGAAATGAAGGTTGAGGTTGAAGATGAAGAAACATTTGAACATCTTATGGAAATTAAGGATTTAGATATTTCTGAATATAAAGAAGATTTCCTTTTGAACCAAATAGAAGATTTCTTTAAAAAGAAATTAGTTCTTAATGTAATAACAGACACGGCAGAAAACTTAACTAAAGATGATTTGGATAAAGTAACTAACTCTCCAGACACTCTTAGAGAAGCCCTGTCGTTCAGTTTCGATACAAAGATTGGTCTTGATGTGTTTAGTGAAGCTGAAAGAATTTTCAATGAAATGCATAACAAAGACAAAATTATTCCAACTGGTTTATCTGTCTTGGATAGATTTGTTAAAGGTGGATTTCATGAAAAATCTCTGTCTTTATTCATGGCAGAAACTAATCTTGGTAAATCATTAATCATGTGTTCATTGGCAACTAATAGTTTAATTCAGAATAGAAATGTGCTTTATGTATCACTTGAAATGTCTGAATTGAAAATTGCTGAAAGAATAATGGCAAATCTGTTTGATAAAGATATTAATGATATTGGTGATATTAAAAAAGATAAATTCATGGCTTTGTTTGGAAATTGGCAAAGTAAACTTAATAAGAGATTTATAGCAAAAGAATTTCCAACTAGGTCAATTAATACAAATCATCTTAGGAATTTGTTAAAAGAATTAAAAATCAAAAAGAATTTCATACCTGATATTATATATCTTGATTATTTAAGTATTATGTTATCGAGTGTTGGTAATAGGAATGATAACACATATACTGAAATTAAAAAGATTTCAGAAGAAGTTAGAGGACTAGCGGTTGAACTTGGTATTCCAATAGTTTCAGCAGTTCAAACTAATCGTGGTGGTTTTGGTAATGTTGAGATCGATTTGACAGATATAGCTGATTCAATTGGAACTACCGCAACTGCTGACCTCATTATTGGTGTTACACAACCAGAAGAGTTTAGAAACTTAAATAAGTTCTGTTGGGTTATTCTTAAAAATCGTTATGGATTGAACAAAAGAAAGATGACAGTTCTTGTAGATTATTTCAAAATGAGAATTTCAGATGACCCTGATGATTTGAATAGAGATACTAATCCTCAATCCCCAGAAAAAGAAAACGAACAAAAGGTTCAACAAGCAACACAATTAACCAATAATCTTTTAGATAAAGATAATAAAGACAAATTTAAAAAAGAAATAGATTTTGAGTAAGGAAAAATATAATGGCAAAAAATAAAATTGAAACTAACAAAGAAGAATTTTTTGATGGAACAGAAGAAAATAGTATAATAAATTCGGTATCTAGAGATAATTTTTTATTTTGGTTAAACGAGAATGGATATGATGATGATTATCTTAAAAGGTTTTTTCAAGAAAAAAGAGTGAGTTCAGTTGAACAAAATCGATTTAATATTACTTTAAGAAAATGTAAAAAAGAAAGAGGAACGTCAATTATTGATATGGTTTTATTCCTTGAAAGTGATATTAACAGAATGAAAAAAATAGTATCAGTATTAGATGAAAATACAAGACACATACTTAAAACCGAACTTGCAAAGAAACATAAAATTAAAATTGATAAAAACATACTTTATAAAATATTGGAATAGTTTATGCAGAATTCAATTAAATTAGCTTTTTCATTTTTGTTTAATGCTATAGAAATGATTGAATCGGAACAAGAGAATTTTGATGAAATTTTCAAATTAAGACATGCACATTTTAAATATGCTAAACCTTACACGAAAAATATAGCAAAAAGAATCTATAATGAATTAGAGAACCATTATTACACATATACAGGTCTTTTTGTATTCATGTTGTATAGATATGCATTTAATAAGAAAGTATTACTTAGTTACCTGAAAACAGATGAAATATTAAATGTTCTCAAGATGTTTACAAAAAAACAGTTGAAAAAAGATGTAGATTTTATAAAGAAAATGAAATTAGACATTGATGGATTCTTTGAGATACGAGAAAGCGGAGAACCTATAATTTATCAGTTAATAAAACAGGAATATATTACCTCAGCATTTTTCGTAAGATTTTTTGAAAAAACATTGACAAGTCCAAAAAAAGATGTTATATTAAATACAGATTATAAAAGATATGAATATGCAATGAGAAATATACAAAAAACCATTAAAGGAGGTTTTAATGACTAAAAAGAAGTTTGCAATTGATTGGGGAAATGCTCTTAAAAAGATACAGGAGCAAGCAGAAGCTAAGACGGCATCATATACTGATGAAAGAGAATTTAAACCTAAGTATAAACAGGACGGAACATTCCAGGCTGTTATTAGGTTTCTCCCCTCAAAAGACACCGATATTCCTTTTATCGATGTGTACTCACATGGATTTAAAGGTCCGGGTGGTTGGTTTGTAGATAACTGTCCGACAACCATTAAAAAGAAATGTCCTGTTTGTACTGCTAATAGTGCAATATGGGATGAGTTTCCGGATGTCGTTAGGAAAAGAAAAAGAAAACTGTCATATTATGCCAACATTCTTGTTATCAACGATATTCAGACACCTGAAAACAATGGTAAGGTTTTCTTGTATCGTTTCGGTAAAAAGATTCATGATAAGATTATGCAGAAACTGAATCCACCTGAAGGTGGAATTTTGAAACCCGTTACTGTGTTTGACTATTATGAAGGCGCAAACTTTAATCTTATGATAAAGAAGGTTAAAGTAGGACCTAATATGCTTCCGAATTATGATGATTCCAATTTTGATTCTGTTTCAACTCTTGGTGACGATGATGAAATTGAAAAGATTCATGGACAGCTTTTTGGTCTTAAAGACTATCATGCTGAATCTAACTTTAAGAGTTGGGATGAACTCAAAGAGAAACATGATAAGGTTGTTGGTCAAACTGTTGAGACCGAAGAATCTGAGGATACTGGTGAAAGAGTTGTAACTGAAGAAGAAACTGAGCCAGTTGTTGAAACAGAAGAATCAATAAAAACAGAAAAGAAGTCTACTAAAAAGTCTACTAAAAAAGTTGAAAAGAAAGAGGACGAAGTCGATATGGGTGAAGTTCTTAATGGTGACGATGATTCTTTCTTTGAAAACTTGCAGACTGAATAAGCTCCTTTATTGAAAAGAGGCTGCAATAGTCAAGCGGCCTCTTTTTATACACATTTATGAACTTTAGTCTTTTAATACAAAATGAAATTGCATTAGAACGCCAGTTAGTTAATATATTAAATACAAATTTTAATCCATATTCAACTGGTAAAGGCTATTATAATTTCCGATGTAACATATGCGGAGATTCAAAAAAGAGTAAAGTTAAAAGACGAGGTTATCTTATAAAGAAAAAAGATAAACCTTGGTATTTTTATTGTCATAACTGTCAAGCATCTTTGGCAGCTACTAAATGGATAAAAGAATATTTCCCTCTCCATTATAAAGATTACATTAGAGAAATATTAAGTAACAAAGAAAAAGCAGTTGTAAAAAAATCTGTAGTTCAGAAAATTAACAAAGATGATATACCGGAAAAAGATGATATAAAATTCTTTGTGCCAATATATAAAGGTAAAGATAAGATATTTGAAACAGCAATAAAATTTTGTGAAAAGCGATCTATTTCAAGATCTATTTGGTCTAAATGGTTCGTTGCTGTTGATGGTAAATATAAGAATAGACTTATCATTAGTTTCTATGATGATAATAATAAAATATATTTTTGGCAAGGCCGAGCTTTAAAAGATTGGATGTTGCCAAAGTATATGTCAAGACTTGGCGACCAATTTAACAATATATACAATTATTATAATGTTGATAAAAAACAAGAGGTAATTATTCTTGAGGGTTGTATCGATAGCGAGTTTGTAGAAAACTCCATTGGACTAACGGGACTTAAAATACATGATAAAAGAATAGAAGATTTTAAAAATAGATATTTTTTATTTGATTCTGATAAAGACGGAAAAAAGAAATCTTTAAAGCTTCTTGAAAAAGGAGAATATGTATTTAATTGGAGCAAATATATAAGGAATAATCATTTACCTAAAAGAGAAAAATGGGATATTAATGACCTCTATATATACTTGGAAAGAACTGAAGATAGAATTGATAAATTTTTCTTTGAAGATTTTGAAGATTATTTCACCAACTCTATATATGATAAGGTTGATTTTATTATATGAATAAAGAATCAATTAACTTATTAAAAGAACTATTGGCATGTGCTTGGGGTACAGCAACAGAAGAGTTAAAGAATGCCGAGATTGCCGATACATATAATCCAAATCGAGGTCTAACTACAGAAGTCAAAAAGAAACTTAAACTCATAAGAGATACATATATTGAATTGGAAAAATATGAACTTTGAAGATATTACATTTGATAGCAAAGAAGAAGAACTCTGTTTAATCAATTTGTTAGGAGTAGAGATGTTTTGAGTAAATTTGGAGTTACAGTTTAATGATAAGATTATAAATACTTATAGGATACCTTGAGACAGGGTTCGCAACCTTTCTTTACCCAATAAAGATTATCAAAGTATCTCTTACAAATTACCTAATTGGGAGGTATCTTATGAGTATTTCTGAAGGATTTATTTACAAAACTACTAATTTAATTAATAATAAGATTTATATTGGAAAACATAAAACTTCAGCAGATGATGGATATTTAGGTTCAGGTTTAATACTTAGTTATGCCGTTGATAAATATGGTAAAGAAAATTTTAAAAGAGAAATAATTGAATATTGTAGTTCTGATGTTGGTAAAAGAGAAGAATATTGGATTGATAAATTAAATGCACGAAACTCTAAAATTGGATATAATATAGCTAAAGGTGGTATTGGTGGTGATAATTTTACAAATCATCCCAATAAAGAAAATATACGAAAAACATTTATGGGTTTTTTAGGAAAACATCATACTGAAGAAACAAAAAATAAAATTAGCAAAAATAATAAAGGTAAAAAAAGAAAACCTTTAACTGAAGAACAAATTGAAAAACTAAGACAAATAAATACAGGCAAAAAAAGATCTAATGAAACTAAACAAAAAATAAGAGAATCAAAAATTGGGAATAAACATCCTTTATTTGGAAAACATCACAAACAATCAACAATAGAAAAAATGAAAAATGCCCAAACTAAATATAATTCACCATCAAATAAATATTATTTTGAATTATCTAATAATCAAAATTATTGGGAATTTTTTACAAAAAATGAAAGAAATAATATTAATGGAAAATTTAGAGAAAAACACACAAATGTTATTATATTTAAAAACATAACAATAACAAGAAAATTAAAATATGAAAAGTAAAATAGAATATAACAATATTGTTTTTGACAGCGAAGAAGAGCTTTTAGTATATTATTATTTGCAAGAATTAGAAGATAATAATTTTATAGATAATTTCATATTTCATCCAGATTCTATTTTACTATCAAACGCAGTTTCATATAAATGGATAGATAAATTAAAAACTAAAAATGTTGAAAAAGAAACATCAATATTAAGGGAGCATATCTATACATATGATTATCAAATAATGTGGAATATTAAATCTTATGGTATTTTTTATTATAACTTAGAAGATAATTATAAATTAGATAAAATATCATTTATAGCACAAAATAATATTTCGAATATTGAAGTAAAACCAGCATGGGATATGCAAAACATGACAAGGCTTTTTAGTATTAATTCCAAATGGGTTTATGACAAATATCAAATTTATATTCAAAAAATAATTCCAATAGGTAAAAATAATTGCTTGTTCGCTAAAACATTTACACCTAAGAAAGCAATGCTGACTAAAAAAACAAAGAAACCAAAAAAATTTAAATTTAAAGTTAAAACACTAGAGGAATTTTTAATAGGAGTTAATTTATGATTGAACAAAATAAAATTAATGAGTATCTTGAAAAAGTTGAAAAATGTAAACCACTTCCCTGGGAAATTATACTTGACGTTAATGGACTTTCTGAAAAAGAAAAAATTGAAAGGTCTATTAAAATGGCATGTGGTCAATTTAACTATTGGGAAGAAAATGGTAAAATTACCTGGCCAAATCTTTCATCCGAAGATTGGACTGATGTAGTTTTAGGAAAAAGAGATATTGAAACAATGAATCTAGTTCAGACTAGAAAACAAATTTTAAAGAACACCGAAGATTTTATCAGTATCTCAAACCTTACTGAAAACATCAAAGACTATAATTGGTGGGAAGCTTTGAGTTATGTTTTTGGTGGAGACCCTTTACGCAAAAGGGAAACACTACTTTGGATAATGCTAACTGGATTGGGTTTTCCAATTCCTTTTAAGATTCGTGAAGGATGTATAGATTATAATGTGATTGTATCATTGAGGTATCATGGCATAGTTACTGGATATATAGGAAATCAATTTAACATTCTTCAAGAAACCCAACTAAGATATGATTGTTTGCATGTTATTGAAAAAATGCTTGAGATGAGGAAAGACCTTGGAATTAATGACTTGGACGCACACCTTTATCTACAAGGAAGAAATATTAGAAAGACTGTTGATAATTGGGAAGATTACTTTTGTTATAGATTTGGTTGTTACTTTTATTGAAAATTGGAAAAACGATGGCACTAATAGATCCAAATAAAAATAAAATAGTCAAAACTCCATATGAAGTTTCGGGAGTTATATTGGAAGCTAATATACCAAATAAAAATGGTAGAGTTTATTCACCTGCCGTTTTTGATAAACTAAAACCAAGTAAACTTGATGTTCATATTGATGGTGTTAAGGTTGGACAAGTTAATAGTTTTTATCCTAGCAAACCACTATCAGGTTTGGAAATGGAAGATGATATAAATCACTTACCACCAGAATTACAAATAGAATCAATTCCAATACACGCAACAAATAGAAAATTAAAAGCTATATTTACTTTAGAACCACCAACGATTACATTTCAACATAACAATAAAAAATTTGCAATATTACCAAAAAATAAAAAACTAGCAGAAAAACTAGTCACACTACAACTTAAAGATTGGGTTACATATTTACAGTATGAAGATGATGGAATTGTTCAATTAGTTAAGTATCTATGTAAAATGAAATATGAAGAAACTGAAGGTGAAGATATAATATTTGAAACTAATCATAAGGTTTATGAAATTATGGCAAAACAGATAGAAGAAGAAGTAAATAAAAATATTTTAAAAGATATGTTAGGAGAAAACAATGGATAATATTATAAATATAGATGTATGGAGACAGCCAGGCATGGTTTCTTTGCCTCATCAAAGATTATCTATACATCTACTTTTAGCCTATGAGGAGGCATCTTATGAGTATTATTTACAAAACAACAAATTTAGTCAATGGAAAAATTTATATAGGTCAACACTATACAAGTGCAGATGATGGATATTTAGGTTCTGGTCACAGATTTTTAAAAGCTGTAAAAGAATATGGTAAAGAAAATTTTAAAAGAGAGATACTTGAACATATATCAAATAAAGATCAAAACTTGATTGATATTCGTGAAATATATTGGATAGATGTATTAAATGCTAGAAATTCTAAAGTTGGTTATAATATAAATAAAGGCGGTTGTGGAGTAGCCGGTGAAAATAATCCTATGTTTGGAACTCATAGATATGGTAAAGATAACCCAAATTTTGGTAATCATAAATTAAAAGGTAAAAACCATCCTATGTACGGAAAAACACATACAATAGAAACTAAAGAAAAAATAAGTAAAGCAAATAAAGGTAGAATAGTTTCTGAAAAAGTTAAAAATGATTTAAGAAAAAGATTATTAGGAACACATTTAAGCCAAGAACAAAAACAAAAACAAAGTAAATCAATGATTGGTAAAAATGTAGGTAAAAAAAGAACAAAAGAACAAAAACAAAAACAAAGTAATAGAATGATGGGAATTAAATGGTCAATAGATCATAATAATAAAATTAGTAAAACCAGAATAGAAAAAAAATTATCAGTTGGATTTAAAAATCCTAAGGCAATATATAAATATATTTTATCTAATAATAAAGATTTTTATATATTTTATAATATAAAACAAAGAAAATATATACGAAATTTATTTTATAAATATAATACTAATATAATTAAATATAAAAATATTAAAATTGAAAGGATTAAAAAATATGAAAATTAACAGTTTATCAGAATTATTTGACGTTGAAGATAGAAAAATACTAGAAAGTAATACCAATAAAAATGGTATACTTTTAATAGATGCACATAACTTAGCATATAGAACATTATTTAGTGCTATTTTTTCAAATCCAGAAGATAACACAAGTGGATTTTTTTTTTTGGAGGCATCTGTTTGTAAATAGCCTTTTCACATCTATCGAAAAATTTCAACCAGAAAAAGTTGTATTGGCATTTGACCAAAAGCCTTCATGGAGATATGAAATTTTTAAGGATTATAAAAACAAAAGAAAAGGTGCAAGAGAAAAAACAAAGGTTGATTTTAAAAAATTTTTTCCAATATTTAATGATTTTACTAATCAAATTAAAGAAGTTTTTTCTACATTATATGTTATAAATGTGGATAGATGTGAAGCTGATGATGTTATTGCTGTACTTTGTAAAGGTCCTTTTAAAAATAATAAAGTGACTATTATATCAAGTGATGGTGATTTAAATCAACTTATTACAGATAACATTAAGCAATATGATCCTATTAAAAGGAAAATAGTTAACTGTCTTAATCCATCAAGAAATCTTGAGTTAAAGGTTATTACGGGTGATAAATCTGATGATATTCCACCTATTAAACCTAAGGTTGGTATCAAAACCGCAGAGAAAATATTGACTGAAGGTTTAACTGATTATTTAAATAAAGATAAGGAAATTAAAGATAACTATGCAAGAAATAGGAAGTTAATTGACTTAAATTATATACCCGAAGAATACAAAGAAAATATTATAAATACATATAACAACTACGAACTTTCCACTATGGAAAGTAAGAAAATTTTAGATTTTTTTGTAAAAAACAAGTTGTTAAAATTAATGAATGGTTGGGAACAGTTTAGTGATAATATCAAAAAATTAAGTTAAACTGGAATGAATCTAAATGTCTTACGGAAAATGGGAACAAGGTTTTTATCAAGTAAAAAATAAGGAAAAATACTGCGGAAATAATAAACCCTTTTATAGATCTTCTTGGGAATTAAGGGTTATGAATTTTCTTGATTTAAACACTAATGTTGTTAAATGGTCATCTGAAAGACATATCATTCCTTACAAACTTCCACCGACTGTTGATGGTTCTGGTAAAATAAGAAGATACTTTGTAGATTTTTATTGTGAGATTAAGGACAAAAATGGAAACATACGAAAATACCTTGTTGAAGTCAAACCAAAATCCCAGAGCGAACCGCCCAAACCACCAAAAAATAAAAGATATAACAAAACGTATAAAAGAAAAGCTCTAACTTTTATGATTAATCATTTTAAATGGAAATCAGCAGAACAATATTGTGAGAAAAAAGGTTATAAGTTCATAGTTTTGACTGAGCAGGAAATTTACAATATGAAATAAGGAACAGTCTTATATGAAAAACAAAATCTATTCTTTAGATGAAGTTCGTAAAGCAACTCTTGAATATTTTGAAGGCGATGAATTATGTGCTAACATTTGGATTGAAAAATATTGTTTAAAAGATAATGATGATAATTTGCTTGAAAAAAGTCCTGATGATATGTTTAAAAGAATTGCAAAAGAATTTGCAAGGATTGAAAAAAGTAAATTTAAAAAGCCATTAACAGAAGAAGAAATATTTTCATATTTTGATCATTTCAAATACCTAGTTCCAGCTGGCAGCCCTCTGTTTGGAATCGGTAATGATTTTCAATATGTAAGTTTATCTAATTGTTATCTAGCAGAACCACCACTCGATAGTTATGCATCAATATTAAAAACAGACGCACAATTAGTTAATATATCAAAACGCAGAGGTGGAGTTGGAATAGATATTTCTAACCTAAGACCATCAGGCGCTGCTACACACAACGCGGCAAAAACATCAACTGGTGTAACTTCTTTTATGGAAAGATATTCAAACTCTATCCGAGAAGTTGGTCAAAATAATAGAAGAGGCGCATTGATAATAACTATTAATGTTCACCACCCCGAAATAGAAAACTTCATCACAATTAAAAACGATAAAACCAAAGTTACGGGCGCAAACATTTCAATTAAACTAACTAATGAGTTTTTAGAAGCAGTTAAACATAATAAACAATATGAATTAAGATTTCCAGTAGATTCTGATAAACCACAAATATCTAAAATGGTTAAAGCTAGAGATATCTGGGATAAAATAATTGAAAATGCATGGTCGCATGGAGAACCGGGTTTATTATTCTGGGATAATATTACGACTCAAACACCTGCTGATTGTTATGAAGAGTTTGCAAGTAAAGGATGTAATCCCTGTAGCGAACTTAATTTAAGTGTTTTAGATTCATGTAGATTGATGTCATTAGTTTTATATAGGTTTGTAAAAAATCCTTTTACAGATAAAGCTTATTTCGATTATGATATGTTTTCTAAACACGCACAAACTGCATTAAGACTTATGGATGATTTAGTAGATTTAGAATCAGAAAAAATTGAAAAGATAATTAAAAAAGTTGAAAACGACCCTGAACCAATTGAAGTCAAACAACAAGAAATTGATATGTGGAAAACTATTAAAAAGAATAATGATGAAGGTAGAAGAACTGGATTGGGATTAATGGGATTAGCAGATACAATTGCAGGTTTAAATATTAAATATGGAAGTGATGAATCACTTAAAATTGCTGACGAAATAACAAAAACATTAAAATTAGCCGCATATAGATCATCAGTTGAAATGGCAAAAGAACTGGGAAGTTTTAAAATCTATGATTATAATAAAGAAAAAAATAATCCTTATATAATGAGAATAAAAGACGAAGATCCAGAATTATATAAAGATATGAAAAAATATGGAAGAAGAAATATATCATTATTAACAGTTGCACCAACTGGTTCTATTTCAATATTAGCAAAAGTATCATCTGGTATTGAACCTCTTTTTGAAATTGGTTATACAAGAAGAAGAAAACTTACAGATAATGTTAAAGATTGTACTGTAGACTTCATAGATCAAAATGGTGATAAATGGCAAAACTATCAAGTTTTCCATAAACCTGTTACCGACTGGATGGAAGCTACTGGTGAAAAAAATGTTAAGAAATCGCCTTGGTTTGGTGCATGTGCAAATGATATTGAATGGGAAAGAAGAATCAAAATTCAAGGAAGAATTCAAAAGAATATATGTCATTCAATATCTTCAACTATTAACCTTCCTAAAAATGTTGAAGTCAACATTGTTAAAAACATTTATGAAAATTCATGGAAACTTGGATTAAAAGGAATAACAGTTTATCGTGAAGGTTCTAGAACAGGTGTTCTTGTTAACGAAGAAAAACCACCAGAATCAGATACAAAAAATAGACCGAAAGAATTACCATGTGAAATATACTACACTAATATAACTAAGAAATTAGATAAAGTTAGACATTTTCAATACATGGTACTAATAGGTATATACAATAATAAACCCTATGAATTGTTTGCTATAGAAAATGGAAACACTAATAAAAAAATTATTAACGGTAATATAGTTAGACATTCTAAGGGTAACTATGATTTAGTTATGGAAGATGGTCAAGAAGTTAAACATATCACCAAAGAAACCACAGAGAATGAAGATTCACTAACAAGAATGGTTTCTCTAGCATTAAGACATAGCGTTCCAATACATTTTATTGTTGAACAGCTTAATAAAGTTGAAGGTGAAATGTTTTGTTTTGCAAAAGCAATATCTCGTTCATTAAAGAAATTTATTAAAGAAGGTACAATTTCAAATGAGAATTGTGAAAAATGTCAAAACAAATTAGTATTTGAAAATGGTTGTTTTATTTGCAAACAATGTGGTGCTAGTAAATGTAACTAAAAAGGTAGTTTATGTTAAGTTTATTAAGTTGTCGGTATTATCCATGTCATGACATGAAAGACATGGATTGTAGATTTTGCTATTGTCCATTATATTCCGACCCTAATTGTGAAGGTAATTTTACAATTCTTAAAAATGGCATTAAGGATTGTTCCAAATGTAATTGGCCACATACTAAAGCAGGTGTTGAATATTTGGTTAAAATGTTTCAAGAAGATATTGACAAACCCGTTTAAATATGTTATATTATTAATATGAAGAAATATTATAATAAATGGATTAAGGTACCGGCACATTTAGTTTCAATTTCAAGAGAAATTGAAAAAATTTATGAGTTTGGTAAAGTAAGTTATGCAATTCCAAGTAAGCCTGATATTATAGTAAAAGGTCACGATGATTGGATAATAAATGATGTTAAGATTCAATTACCAGATGCTTATGTTTCAGTTTTAACTGAATGTGAAGATAAAGAAGCAAATTGGATGATAGTATAGGAGTTTATATGGATTATAAAGAAACATCTTATGAAGTTGTTGGTTTTGACAAATATTGTATATATTGTGGCAAAAAAATGAAATGGGAAACCGAATGGGATGAATATACAAAATTTCAATCATATTATTGCAACTGTAAAGATGCTAAAAAAGAATGGGAAATCAATCAACAAATTGAAAAACTTAAAAAACAACTTCCAAAAAGAAATGATAAAATCATTAATAAGTTACATAAAAAATACGAAATAGAATGTATTGAAGCTAAATATAACTAGAAAGAAGGTTTATATGTACAAATTGATTAAAACTAAAGACCCAAACAATGAGTTTGATAAGACTAATGTTACAGTAAATATTCCATTTAATGATATTACATTAGATGATTTAAGTGAAGCTTTCACAGACTTTGTTAGAGCATGTGGATTTTTTATAAATAATAGGAGAGCTGCTTTTATACCTGAAGAAGAAGCAGAAGCTCTTGAAGAAAAAAGAATAGCCGAACTAGACGCACTAATTAAAGGAGAAAAGAAAGATGAGCATCCTGTGGGAAATACAGAAGCATGAAGATTTAACAAACCTGCTTAAAAAAGCAGAAAAATTTGCTACTGAAAAACATAAGAAAGATGTAAGAAAATCTGGTGAACCCTATATAGTTCACCCAAGAAATGTAGCAAAACTAGTTAAAGAATATGGTGGCGACTTGGAACAACAGGCCGCTGCATGGCTTCATGACGTTATTGAAGATGCTCACGTTTCATATGAAGAACTCGTTGAAGAATTCAACCAGAATATTGCAGACTATGTTAGACATCTAACTAATCCAAAGAATTTAGATAAATCTAAGAAATCTGCCTATATTGCTAATAAGTTAAACACAATGCCATCAAAGGCTGTAACTATTAAACTGTGTGATAGATTGAATAATGTTTCTGATTTTGCAACTGCTCCTAAACATTTTGTTAAACCATATAAAAGAGGAACAGAAGAACTTTTGAGTAAATTAGATATGAATAGATTTAATAGTACACAACTTAAAATTATTGATGCAATTAAATCTCAAATTGAAAAGTATTAATTATGAGTAAAGATGGTTATAGTTGTAAACATTGTGAAAACTGGCGACAACTAGTTAAAGACCAATGCGAAGAAGATGAAGAAATTCGTCTGCAATGTGAAGGTATATTGAACGATTATGATATTTATGGTGACTCATATGGCGTTCCAACTTTAGGTGATATTGTTGAAAAACTAATTGAAAAGATTAAAGCATATGAAAAAATTTCCTCAGTTTAAGACATACGATGAAATTAAAGATAAGTATGAAATAAATGCTTATTTACTTAAATTGACTAATTTAGTTGAAGAAGAAATACCAACAAAAGAAGCTAATTGGTTTGATAATGAAACGCCGACAATACCAAGAATGAATTTGAATCTTATATTAGTAGACGAAAATTTTAATTGGAATGATTATATGTACTTTGATTATAATGAAGGAACTAAAACTTTTAAAATAATTAAAAAAGATTATTTTAATAAATTGAAAAAAGATAAAGTTTTTTGTAGGTTTTTCAGAGGTTTTTCCAATGAATAAAATACTTGAAGGTGATTCATTAAAAGTTTTAAAACAATTCCCAAATAAAAGTATAGATATGTCTATATGCAGCCCACCATATTTCGGTCTTAGAGATTATCACATTGAAGGTCAACTTGGTGCAGAAAAAGACTTTAATGAATATCTTGATAAACTCATTGCTATATTCTGTGAAGTTAAAAGAGTTTTAAAAGATGAAGGTTCTTGTTGGGTTAATTTAGGAGATACTTATAACAATACCGGATCAACTGGTAAAGTAGGTGGATTCCAAAAGACTAGACGAAGAAAAGATGTTGAAGGAACTTGTGTTAAAAGACAAGTTGTAAAAAGTTTACCCGAAAAATGCCTTTGTCAAATACCTAATAGATTTTCTTTGAGAATGACAGATGAATTATCATATATATTACGAAATGAAATTATATGGCACAAACCTGTTTGTATGCCAAGTTCAGCTAAAGATAGATTTACAGTTGATTTTGAAAAGTTATTCTTTTTTACAAAACAACCTAATTATTATTTTGAAACACAATATGAACCTGTGAAAGAATCGTCTATTAAAAGAGCAAAGTATGGTTTAATGCAATCACAAAACCCAGACGCAAGTAATAATGCTGTTAATGTACAGACTATGAAAATGGGTGATAGATTTGTTTCAGAAAAAGGAAGAATAAAAAGAAGTGTCTGGAAAATTAATCCAGCAGTCAATAAAGATAAAGAAGAACATTTCGCAACCTTCCCAGAAGATTTGATAACTTCTCCTATATTAGCCTGCTGTCCAAAAGACGGAATTGTTTTAGATCCTTTTATGGGAAGCGGAACTACAGGTCTTGTTGCAAAAAAATATGGTAGAAATTATATCGGAATAGAAATTAATAAAAAGTATATAAAGATTGCAGAAAAGAAAATATTTAATATATCAAAACATAAAGATGTACTTTTACCAAACGAAAGTAGTTCGTTAAAGGAGTTATTATGAAGTGTAAAAAATATAAAGTAAGTGTAACCGAAGGTATATTAGACCATGTTCATGGAGCATATGAAACTATTGAAGAAATATATGTTCCAGAACCATATAATATTTGTATTAATGAAAAGGGATACGCTTTTAAAGCAACAGGGCCAAGAGCAGATAATAAAAAGAAAATGAAAAATGTTAATGTTCCAGAAGATGCAATTAAACAAATAGACCGTTGGGTATCATGGAAAGAAAAAGGTGAAAAGATTGTTAAAGATATATTCACCGGAGAATATGAGGAAAGAGAATTAGTTGAACTTGACCTTGACTTTGAAACAATTCATAAAATAACTATATTGGCAGATGAAGAAAATATGACTTTTAGTGAAAAAATAAATGATATACTTGAAAAGTCTATGAAAGAGTATGAAAAAAATCCGGATAAATTTATTAAACAAATGGAGAAACTAAATGGTTGATTGGGATGATTACTATATGACTATGGCTTATTTAGTCGCAATGAAAAGTAAAGATCGAAATACACATATTGGTGCAGTTGTTGTAGGTCCAGATAATGAAGTTAGATCAACTGGTTATAATAGTTTCCCAAGAGCAATTAATGATGATAAGACTACAAGACAAGAAAGACCTGAGAAATATTTTTGGTTTGAACATGCAGAAAGAAATGCAGTATATAATTCTTCATTGATAGGAGTTTCATTAAAAGGCTGTAAAATGTATACCAATGGTGTTCCTTGTATGAATTGTGCAAGGGCAATTGTACAATCAGGAATAAAAAATGTTATAGTTGATGCCGAGTGGGATAAGAATAACTATGGTCAATGGATTGAAGAAGCTGCAAGAACTAAAATACTTTTTGAAGAAGCAGGTGTTAAATTAAGATATTGGAAAGGCGAATTATTAACAATTAAAAGATTTAGAAATGGAAAGGTAATTGAATAATGATTTCTAATAGATATAGAATTTATAAACAAAAAGGAAAAAGATATGTAGCTCAATATTGGGGAATGTTTGGTTGGAATACAATACAGTTAAAACCAAAAAATACATATGAAATAATTAAAGGTGAAGATATTAATAGTTTTGATACTGAAGAAGAAACTATAAATTTTATTTATAACTATATTAAATCAATGACCAAAATTGAGATATTTAAAGAAGAAATATAAATTAAACATTGACAATCTTGAAATAAAATGTTATATTATTAATATATAAAAACCATTTGAACGGAGGTTTATCCTATGGAAAAAATTAAGTACAATCCCGAATTGTTTGATATTTTAAGAGATTTAGTTTCTATCAGCAATTCAGTCATCATCCAGAAATCGGACGGAAATATTTCAATTAAAAAAACGGATTCTGATGTAACGATTGCATATTGCCTTAAGGCACCTGCAAATCACTTTGATTTCCCTGATACTAACGATGATGTTACGTTTTATAACTATGGAGAATTTTATCAGTATTTCAAATCATTTGATAAACCTGATATTTTCATCGATAATGCAAAAATTACACTAAAAGAAAACAATTCAAAGATCGATTATGTTTTGTCTAATCCTGAATCGTTTGAAAAGAAAATTCCGAAAGAACCTAAGTTTGGTGAACCGGATATTTCTTTTAAACTTAAACCGGAAGATCATGATGAAATCATAAAGATGATAACACTCATTAAACCACAAAAAGCAAGAATTGTTGGTAATTCTAAAAAGGTTAGTATTTGTATCTTTAACAAACTTCATTCAAATACATGGGAAAAAACATTTAAGGTTGAAAAAGCAAATGCTGACCAAGAGGTTGATTTCCTTATTTTCTCTAGCACATTCTTGAATGTACCACCTAAGAGAGAATATTCATTCAATATCAAGAGCCAAGGATTCGTTAAGATTTCTCTCTTGAATAACGATATGAATCTTGACATTATTACAGGCAAAGTTAAAACTGATTAATAAAGGGGATTTAAATGGCAGAAGAAGAAAAGAAACAACCAGAAGAAGAAAAAGAACCGATTGAAGAAAAACAAGAAGAAAAGGAAGATAATCTTCTTGATGAAATTCGTGACGGAACTTATAAGGTTGGTACTGTCGGTGAGGAAGAAGAAGTTGACGATGAAGAAGATGAAGAATTTGAAGAAGGCCGACTTCTTACCGACCAAAAACATGAAGCACCTAAAGACGTAGATAAGTTCATTGATACCGCTAAAGGTGAGTTGGTCGAAAAAGAGAAACTCACCGAATGGGATGTCATTAAAGCTGTAGCAAAACAGAATAATGTACAATTAAGAAATCCAAACTCCGGTTGTAAACATTGTTATGGCCGAGGTTGGATTGGTAAAGATTCTGTAACTAAAGCTCCTATTCCTTGCACATGTATTAATATACCTAAAAGTCCGGCCGAAAAGATGGCTGAAGCACAATATGATAACAAAAAGAATATGCCTAAAATGAATAGGAAATCTTTAAAACAATTAAAACGACTCATCAAATCTGAAAAGAAAAAGATGAGAAAACAACAAATGGAAGAAGAACAAAGACTCAAGAAAATGGAAGGTTAATATCAATGCTTGAATTAGAACCTAATAATGAAAAACGAATGAACTATACCCTGTGGGTTGAAAAGTATAGACCAGTTAGAATAAAAGATATTATTCTACCTGCTGAACTTAAAAAGTTCTTCTTGGAATTAGTTAAACAAGACGAAGTTCCGAATCTGCTTTTTTATTCATCAAGTCCTGGAGTTGGTAAAACTACAGTTGGTAAAGCTCTTGCAAAAGAAATTGATACAGATTTTATCTACATTAATACATCTGTTGAAAATGGTATTGATGTTCTTCGTGATAGAATTGAAAAGTTCGCAACTTCAATGTCTTTTACAGGTAAAAAGAAAATTGTATTCCTTGACGAGTTTGATGGCGCAAGCTTCAACCTTCAACAAGCTCTTAGAGCAACAATTGAAGAATTCCACCAAAACTGTAGATTTATCTTTGCCGTAAACTATATAACTAAAATTATAGAACCGTTAAAATCACGATGCCAAGTAATAGATTTCAATCTTAAAGAAAAAAGATTTGAAACTGAAATGAAACCTCAAATTGCAAAAAGATTGTGTGGTATTCTTAAAAACGAAAAGTTTAAAGATAAACCAATAGAATTTGATGTTGAAACGATTAAAAAAATTGTAAGCACGTTTTATCCCGATATTAGGAAAATGCTAAACATTCTCCAACAATATACAAAACAAAACGGAATAGTTGATAATACAATCTTTGACCATGAAAAAATAGATACAGAACTTTATCAACTTATCCTTAATAAAAAACTAACATCAGCTAGAAAATATATCATTGAACGTAATTATAATTATGATGAACTTTATCGCGCAATGTTTGATAATCTAGTTCCAATGTTAGAAAAAAATAGACAAGCTCAAGCAATATTGATCATTGCTAACTATATGGATCAGAGTTCACATTCTATCGATAAAGAAATAACTCTTACAGCGTGTATTCTTGAGATCATTGGCATACTATAAAGGGGATATAAATGAATTTTAATTTTATAATACCAAGATATAATGACGAAGAAAAATATAGAATATTTGCTGAAGCCTCATTGAAACGATGTGGTTTTAGTAAAGTATTACAGGTTCTAGATAAACCTGGAGAAAAAGAAACAATATTTCAAAAATATAATGCAGGAATTGAAGCTTTGTTACAAACTGCGCCAGGTTTAGCTGATGATGATGTTTGTATTTTTATGCATTCAGATGTTGGAATTGTAGATCCATTCTTTAGACAAAAAATGGAAATATTCTTTACTGAAAAAAGAGATGTTGCACTCATGGGAATTGCAGGTACAATAGAGCTAACTGATAAAGGTGGTTGGTGGATGAATGTACCTGACAAACTAAGAGGTCATTTACTACAAGGAAAACCAGACGGAAAAATCGGTGAAGGTTTTCATCTTGTTAAAGGGCCAGTTGGTTTCTATGATGATGTAGTTGCCATTGATGGTTGTTTTATGGCAACTACCGGCCGGTATTTAAAAGAAGGCATTAAATTTGATACAGAAACATTCAATGAAGGTAATGATTTTTATGATATAGACTTTTGCCTTCAGTTTCTTGAAAAAGGATATAAGATTGCAGTTGCTGATATTCTTCTTTATCATCAATCTCAAGGAATGGGTTCACTTGAAGAACCTTGGAAAATTAATAGAGATAAGCTATTTAAGAAGTGGCAAGATAAAGGATATAAGTTACCATTTCTAAGGCAAGATTTCAAGACAAAAGAGAATGTCAATAACATTGTAGAGATTGAGATATAGGCATATATATGACATTAGATGGATTTATAGCTAGACTTCAAGCAATATGTCATAAGATACGACACCCTAAACATAAATTAGTCTGGAAACATAGTCCGGAAGAAGGTTTATGTAAAGGTGATATTGTGTGTGAAACATGCGATATTGTATTTTGGTGCAGGTTTTATGACAAGAAAAGGAAATATTAATGAATATTTTTGACCATCTTAATAACTTAAGTTATTTAAAAAATCCACCAGATTTCAGTAATGATGAATTTAAAAAGAGTTATAATAAATTCATGATAAATCGTTGGATTTCAATGGTTGATCTTTTCGTACCGATTGTAAATGAGATTAATAAGTATGATATACCCGAAAATGTGCATTATGTTTATTATCAAAGCATTATACCTAAACGTAAGTATTTCTTTAAATATATCAAAAGGTCAAAAGACTTAACAGAAAAAGATAAAGAATATATTGCCCGTTATTTTGAAGTTGGTAAAAAAGAAGCTGAAACTTATATAAATATTCTTGATGAAGAACAGATTGATGAAATTTTAAATATATATAAATATGGTAAGAACAAGATGGTTTAACTATGAAGGAGATGCACATGAAATATAAACCACCAATAAAAGATAATAAGCCTCTTTACGTTCCAATTGTTACAAAAAGCAAAGATTATTTGGTTGGTTATATTCATGCTATGAACTTATTTAAAGAAGTTTTTGAAGTTAGTCTTAGTAAAATGGGTATTGAAATAGATACATCAGATTTTGAAATGTGTTTAGATTCTTCAAGATTCAATGATATTATGAGAAATGATGAAAGGTCATCCAATTGCAGTAAAGAGGAAATTAAACAACATTTAAAAGAAATGTTTGAAAGCAAAGTTATAAAAATGAAAGAGCATCATCCAGACAATGAATCCAAAGTTTTAGAAAATATAATATTAAAAATAGAATGTCCATGTGGACTTGGTTTTTATTCATTTGAAAACATTAAAGATATACCAGAAGAACCTTTAAAATGTTCAACATGTGGCAGATTAATTATAGATTATACAGGTCATTATGATAATGATTATGAATTCGATGGAGAAAGATTATGAACATTAAGAAAAAAGTGAAGTGTGTAAAATGTGATTCAGTCGTTGAAGAAAACGGAAAATGTGAATGTGGGAATTTGGTTCTTGAAAAAGGAACTATTATTCTTAAAGAGGGTAAAATCGGAATTGATTGTATTGATGTTTCGCCTCAACTCTTGAATGAGTAGTTATGAGATGTAATTTATTTCCGGTTCCAGGAACAACGATTCATCCACCTTGTCCAGATTTTAAAGAAGAATCAAAAGAAGCTGAATGGTTTAAAGAAGAATCTTGGTCTGAAACTTGCAGTTCTTCTAATCCATCTGAATGTAAATCTATGGCCGATGATGGCACATCTGAATGTGAATGGTTTAATTACGAAAGGAAGTTGAAAGATGAAAAAACTGATTGTATTAATTAGCGGTAAAGCCAGAACAGGTAAAAATCAATTTGCAGAATATTTAATAGACGAACTCAAAAAACAAAATCTTAGTGTAAAACAAGACGCTTTTGCCAACGGAGTTAAAAACGGCTCCAAAGAAGATTTTAAACATCTAATAAATTTCCTTAATAACTATACAGAAAGAGTTAAAGCACAAGTTGGTATATTAAGAAGTTTTGATAAAAATATACCCGAAGACCCTTTTATTAAAGTTAATCAGATATTAGACGAAATAAAAACTAAAGATGAAAATTGGTACGAAACAAAAAATCCAATTACAAGATTAATTCTACAAGCTTACGGAACTGAAATTTTCCGCAAAAGAGTTGATGGAGATTATTGGCCGAAACAACTAAAGAAAAGATTTCTTGAAAATGATGCAGATGTTACTGTAGTTACCGATACACGATTTCCTAATGAAATTGAATTGTTTAATAATATTGACGATTATAATGTAATTACAATTAGAGTCATAAGAGATGTAAAGACGGATCCAACTGTAGCTGCTCACGAATCTGAAATAGCCCTTGACAACTGGACCTCATGGAATTATATTATAGAAAATAATTCAACATTGGAAGAATTGAAAGGTTCAGCTTCATCGGTTGCATATGATATGATTTTAGTTGGGCAAACACCTATAAGAATGTGATATGTATTATTTTTTGTTTATACCTGCTGTCATTATAGCATATATGATATGTGCTATAATGTCATATTACAATAATACAACTAAAAATAATTTATTGTTTATTGCAATAATGATATGGGGAGCTTTGCCAATTTGGGCATTTGTTAGTCGATATTCAAAACATCTATTGTTTGATGGATTATTATATGATAGCTTAATGACCGCCAGCTTTGCTATAACAACAATATTTTTAACTAATGCAAAATTTAGTTTAATTAATATAACTGGTATCTTACTAGTAATAAGCGGACTAATATTAATCAAACATTAAAAATCAATAGCTTAAAAAATTTTTAAAAAAACTATTGACAAACATAAAAAAATGTGTTATATTATATTCATAATATGATAAATAAAAGCAGAACGAATACCGTTCTGCAAAACAAAGTAGAGGAAAAATGGATTTTACAAGACGACATAATTTTTGGTGTTATACCAAACCGAATTCCTTGTATAAAGATACAATGAATACAGCCGGTATTATACTCCAAAGTTCAGTCAAGCCTGAAGGAGTGTGTACCGACTGAATCCAACTCTATAAATAACTGACACAAAAGGGTTGGATTCAATGAATCCGACCCTTTTTTTATGGTCTTTGAAATTATCGGAAATGTAAAGAAAAGAAAATTATTGTGGTCTATACCGTAAGTAGTAGCGGGGCTGTCTGTAAAACAGTTGTCGAAAGACTCGGTTGGCGCGACTCCAACGGCCACAACCAAATATAATAGGCTGGTAGTTTAATGGCTAAAACAGTTGACTCCAAATCAACACGATGTGGGTTCAAATCCTGCTCAGCCTGTATTAAAATATGTTAAAAGTTCACCTCTAAAATGATAAATATATATAAACGGAGGTGAACTATGAAAACAAAAAGAGAATATGCTTATATTTTAGCTTGGAATAAAAAAATTAAAGCTATTAATTTATTAGGTGGTAAATGTGAAAAATGTGGTGAAAAAAGGCCTTGGGTTTTAACTTTTCATCACAAAAATCCAAACAAGAAAGAATTTAATATTAAAACATGCAAAAATTACAGGTGGTCTAAAATTAAAAAAGAAGTTTTAAAATGTCAATTATTGTGTTTAAACTGCCACCAAGAAATTCATGTTAAAGAAAACCCAATAGACCCAAGTAGTAAAAAAATTTTTTTAGAAATTATTCAATCGGTTGGTTGTGAAATATGTAAGTATAATAAATGTAATAATTCTTTGAATTTTCACCATGAAAAAGAAAAAGGTTTTATGTTGGGAGGTGGAATAAGAATAAGAGAAAATTCGTGTAAAGAGATTAAAGAAAAAATAATAAACGAAATAAATAAATGTAATGTTTTATGTGCTAATTGTCACGCTGATTTACATTTTGATAAAGAAAAATTTGAAAAATATAAAGATGAGATTTATAATTGGAAATATAAAGAGCAACCAAAACCAGTTGATAAAGATTTAGTTATTAAAATGTATAAGGATGGTAAAAGACAGATTGAAATTTCAAAAGAGCTCAAATGTGCTAAAAGTACAATTAGCGGAATTATTAAAAAATTATGGTGATATTGGTGTAGTAGAAGCATTCAATCTTGTGAAGGTTGTGGGTTCGGGGCAGATCCGAAATATCACCCCAAAAAATTACTGGTATCTAGCACAATTGGTCGTGCGTTCGGCTGTTAACCGAAAGAATCGGGGTTCAAATCCCTGGATACCAGCCAAAATCATGGCGGCATAGAACAACGGCTAGTTCATCGGTCTTTCGAACCGACTACAGGGGTTCAACTCCCCTTGTCGCTACCAAATTTTGGGGAAGGTCTCCAGCTAGCAATGGAGATATGATGAAAACATTTTATCATGATGCATCGTGACAAATGTACCTTCCCTTAAAATTAACAGCGTCTAGGTTAATGGAAGGAACTACTCGCTTTGGAAGCGAGAACATCTGGGTTCGACTCCCAGGGCGCTGATAAAATTAAAACGGAGTTTAGCTCAGTCTGGATAGAGCGCTGCGTTTGGGACGCAGAAGTCGGGGGTTCAAATCCCTCAACTCCGACCAAATTAAAATTAAATGAAGGATGAGTTCAGCAAACAAAAAATTTTCACTTGAAATGAAAACAAAATTTCATCCTGTTTTAATTAGAAATACGGGGCCTAACAGCCGGGGAGGCGGGGAACTCTTGCAAAGTTTCATTGATGGGTTCGACTCCCATAGGTTCCACCAAATTTATGGAGAAGTATGGCTAATTGGTAAGCCAGTAGATTGCTAATCTACCGTCCGTATGGGCTTCGGGATTCGAATTCCCGCTTCTCCGCCAAAATTAAAATTGTTAAAGTTCATCTCTAAAATAATAAATATATGTAAACGGAGGTGAACTATGAAAACAAAAAACGAATATGCTTATATTTTAAAATGGGCAAAAAAGATTAAGTCTATTAATTTATTGGGTGGTAAATGTGAAAAATGTGGAGAAAACAGAATTTGGGTTTTAGAATTTCACCATGCAGATAATAATAAAGAAATTGACATAGGTAAAATTTCAAATTATAGATGGTCAACGATAGAAATAGAAATTAAAAAATGTAATTTATTATGTGGAAATTGTCACAGAAAAATTCATAATACTAATGTAAACAGAAATAGTGAAAGTAAAAATAAATTATTAGAACTAAAATGTATTTATGGTTGTGAACGGTGTAAATATAATGATTATAATGGTTCGTTAGATTTTCATCATATTAAAAATAAAGATTTTAATATTGGTAAAATTAGAATCGGTGAAAATTCATGTGAAGATGTTAAAAATAAAATAATTAGTGAATTAAACAAATGTATAGTTTTATGTTCTAATTGTCATAAAGATATACATTTCGATAAAGAAAAATTTGAAAAATATAAAGATGAAATTTATAAATGGGAATATAAAGAATTTCAAAAACCAATAGATAAAAATTTAGTTATTAAAATGTATAATGAAGGTAAAAAACAAGTAGAAATTACAAAAGAATTAAAATGTGCTAAGAGTACAATATGTGGAATAATTAAAAAATATAAAAAAGAAAAAAGTTATTAAGCCAGCATTGCATAGCGGTCGAATGCACCAGATTTGTAATCTGGATCTGAATAAGACAACGGGGGTTCGAATCCCTCTGCTGGCTCCAAATTAACAGGGGTGTAGTTCAACGGTATAGAACATATGTCTGATACACATAAGACGATAGTTCAACTCTATCCATCCCTACCAAGTTTCGCTTCTATAGTTTAATGGCGAGAATACGTTCTTGGTAAGAATGAGAAGATGGGTTCGATTCCCTCTAGAAGCTTAAAAGTTTTGCTCCTGTAGTTTAATGGGAGAACAGTTATTTCGTAAGTAACATGACACGGTTCGATTCCGTGCTGGAGCTTAAAAATTATTGTAGCTGGGCTGGGCGGTATTAAGGCGCTTTCCTCATAAGAAAGAATAGATGGGTTCGACTCCCATAGCTACAACCAAAAGTTTTCATTTGCGTTAAAGTACATTTAATGTATATTATCGCAAACAGAAGTTCTTTGACATTTTGTTTCGGTGTAAAGCACATTTATGCTCCTGTAGTCTAATGGATAGGCACTTGACTTCTAATCAAGATTTATGTGGGTTCGAATCCCACCAGGAGTTCTTTTACGGGTAGGTAGTTTAACGGCTAAAACGCCAGACTGTCGATCTGGAAGATGCGAGTTCGAATCTCGTCTTACCCGCCAAATTATACGCCTCCGTGTCCGAGTGGTCGAAGGGACTAGACTTTTAATCTAGATGTCATAATGGCACGTCGCTAGGTTCGAATCCTGCCGGGGGTACTAAATCATGGGTTCGTAGTATAATGGACAAGTATGGCAGATTCTTACTCTGTACGATGTGGGTTCGACTCCCACCGAACCTACCAAAATCATGGCTCTGTAGCCCAACTGGTAGAGGCTTGAAGCTTAAAACTTCAACAAGTGAGAGTTCGAATCTCTCCAGAGCTACCAAATTTCAAGTAACAAATATATACATTTTTGTATAGAAACATTACATGGTCTTGTAGCCCAATTGGTAGAGGCGCTTCGCTTAGAACGAAGAAATAGTGAGAGTTCGAATCTCTCCAAGACTACCAAATTAAAAAGTGCGTTAACTTGCACTTTTAGAAAAAAAGTTATATTATTAATAGAATAATATATAAAAGTGCAACATATTGCACAAATGAATTACGGCCTTATAGCCCAACTGGAAGAGGCTTGAAGCTCAAACCTTCAATAAGTATGGGTTCGAATCCCATTAAGGCTACCAAGAATTACTGGGGGGTGTACAGGTTTTCGACATTAGTAGTAATGTAGAAAATGCAAGTAGAGGATTATCAGTTGGCCTCTTTAAAAATCTGATAGAACAATAAATGCTGAAGATTATTCTTACGCAAAAGCTGCTTAATTAAAAGTGGCGAAAGATATTGATGATAATCATTACATACTAGTCAATATCTTCAATTAAGTATGTTACATGAATGAGTAATGCTTATTCTGACAATACAATGGAAAGACATTGTTGACTATCAGAGAAAGTTCTGATTGGGTTTGTTAGTTTTCCTAAAACCCGATAAGTTAAAAACTAACTAAACTTGTAGTATTTTCTATGGTGTTATTAGTGGACACGAGTTCGATTCTCGTCACCTCCACCAAATTATTTGCCGTTTGAGCAAGTGGGGTCATTGCGCCTGTCTGAAGAACAGGATAATCCGGTTCAACTCCGGGAGACGGCACCAAAATTACATCTCTGCTAACGGATTTAGTCTAGCCGCTACGAACGGCAGGTAGAGGGTTCGACTCCTTCCAGAGATACCAAAACATCGCGGGATGGACTGGAGTTAGTACCAGCCCGGTCTCATAAGCCGGATAACGGGGGTGCAAATCCCCCTCCCGCTTCCATTTACATCCCTATAGTTCAACGGAAAGAACATAAGTTTCCTAAACTTACGATATTGGTTCGATTCCAATTAGGGATATTAAAATTATGGGCGAGTGATGGAACTGGAATACATGTATGTTTAAGAAGCATATGCCTAACGGATTAAGGGTTCAAATCCCTTCTTGCCCACCAAATTATAGGGTAGTATCGGACTCGTCTTATAAGCGAGGCATAATAATTCCCGTAACGGTGCATGTGGGTTCAAATCCCACCTACCCTACCAATTTTTAAATTAAAATTGTAATAGTTCACATCTAAAATGATAAATATTATTAGGAGGATGTGAACTATGAAAACAAAAAAAGAATATGCTTATATTTTAATATGGGCAAAAAAGATTAAGGCTATTAATTTATTGGGTGGTGAGTGTGAAAAATGTGGTGAAAAAAGACCTTGGGTCTTAAGTTTTCACCATAAAAATCCAAATAAAAAAGAATTTAATATTAGTAAACATTATCAAAAAAGATGGTCATTACTTAAAATAGAAGTTAAAAAATGTATATTATTATGTTCGAATTGTCATATGGAATTGCATAATAGTATTATTAATAAAGAAACAAGATATGATAAATCTAAAAAAATAATACTAGATTTTAAAAATATTAATAGTTGCCAAAAATGTAAATATAATAAATGTAAAAGAGCTTTAGATTTTCATCATATTAAAGATAAAGAATTTAAATTAAACGGTGGAACTATTAAAATAGGTGAAAATTCATGTGAAGAGGTTAAAAATAAAATAATCAAAGAAATTAATAAATGTAAAGTATTATGTGCTAATTGTCATCAAGATTTACATTTTGATAAAAAAAGATTTGAAAAATATAAGGATGAAATTAACAAATGGGAATATAAAGAAAGACCAGAAGAAGTTAATAAAGACTTAGTTATTAAAATGTATAAGGATGGTAAAAAACAAATTGAAATTTCTAGAGAATTAAATTGTGCAAAAAGTACAATTTGTGGTATAATTAAAAAGTATAATGCCCGCGTGGCCGAGTGGTAAAGGCACCTGTCCTACAAACAGGTCAACGTAAGTTCGAATCTTACCGTGGGTACTGAATTAACGCATCGTTGGCATATTGGCTTGTGCGTCACCCTTCCAAGGTGAATTAAGTGGGTTCAATTCCCACACGATGCTCCAAGTTAACAACACCTATTACGCTTCTTTATAGCGCACCAAATAGGTTATCTAAGCGGTGGTGGCAGAAAAGTGATGCACTACATTGCCAATGTAGACCAAGTGGGGGCAGTACCCATCCACCGCTCCAATTAAGGCTCTTTAGCTCAACGGTAGAGCGCTAGTCTGTTAAACTAGGAGATAACAGTTCGATCCTGTTGGGGGCCTCCAATTTTTTAAGGAAGTTGATATGAAGTTTTGTACAGTTTGTGAAAAAGAAAGAGAAACTCATACTAGAGTGACTAAACCAAAATGGTGGTTTAAGAATAAGTTTAAAATGCTTTATGATAAAGAAATGGATGATAGACCATATGTAAGAGAAGTTTGTATTAAATGTCAAAGTGAACTATTAATAGATAAAAAGCCTGAATTTGATATAAAAATTAAATCAGATAGAAAAAATCGAAGAAGAAGTATATATGTAAATAGTGCATGGACTTAATGGGGTATCGTCTAACGGGCAAGACAACAGTCTCTGAAACTGTAGATTATGGTTCAATTCCATATACCCCAGCCATTTAACTTGACAAACATAAAATAATATATTATATTATATAAATGGATGAAAATGAATTTATAAGAAGATTAACTAAATCATTATCAGTTGATACTGCTGAAGGTGATGATTTAAAAAGATTAGCTGAAGTTTATGGTATTAAAATACCACGAAAAAATGAAGAAGGTCAATGGATGACTACGATGACTGATAAAGAAATTAGAAATGAAATTTTAAATAAAATTAGAGGTTATTAAAATTATGGGGAATTGGTGTAACGGAAGCACAAAACACTTTGAATGTTTAGGCAAAGGTTCAACTCCTTTATTTCCTGCCAAACTTTAAGCTATGTTGGATAGAGTGGTCGAATATCACAGTCTGCAAAACTGTTAAGGATTTAATCCTTCGCGGGGGTTCGAATCCCTCACATAGCTCTTTTAAATATATTAAAGCACTTGACTAAACAGACTGGTACCTTTTTATGTTAATAATATTATAAATATTATTATATAAGGAGGTTTTTATGATTAAATGTAAAATATGTTTAAAAGAATGTAAAAATATAAATGGTTTAAAAAATCATATGTGGAGATCCCATACAAAAGATGGTAAAAATTTTAAACCTTTTTTGGGAAAAAAGCCTTGGAATAAAGGATTAAATAAAGAAAATAATTTAAAAGTTAAAAAATATAGTGAAACTCTTTCAAAAAGAATTAAAGAAGGTTTAGTTAATCATCATTCTGGAAGAGCTAGTACAAAAGAAAAAGAAATTGAAAGAAGAAAAAAAATTTCAGAAAGTATGAAAAAAGCTCATAAAGAAGGCAGAGCTAATAATTGGCAAGATAGTAAAAAATTTAACAATAAATCATATCCAGAAATATTTTTTGAAGAAGTTATTAATAATGAATTTGAAGATAAAAATTATGTTTATGGATTAAGATTTTATCAATTTGCTTTAGATTTTGCTTGGCCTGATAAAAAATTAGTTATAGAAATAGATGGAGAACAACATCAAAGATTAACAAAACAAAAAGAAAATGATGAACTTAAAAATAAATTATTATTACAGTATGGTTGGAAATTTTTAAGAATTAAATGGATAGATATGTTTCATGATACAAAAAAATGGATTAAAAAAGCTAAAGACTTTATAGACAATTAAAAAATATGGAAAATAAACAATTATTATTAGAATATAAACCAGATGAAATAAAATATAGTTTTCTTGCCAAAATTAAATATGATGAAATCTGGCGTATTTTATATGGTTTTAATTTAAGTTTTAATGAAAAAATAATACAAGATATTGAAAAAGATATTAATTATTTTAGGAATAAATTAATGAAATTTTTAAATATTTCCGACTCACAAGAAGCTGAATGGTTTAATTATGAAACAAAATAATCATAAACCATGGTGGGTAAACAATGACCTAAATAATATAAAACTTACAAAAGAACAAATGTCTATAATAATTAAATTAAAACAATGGTACGCAAGACAAAATAGAGAAACTCAAGAAGCTGAATGGTTCCAAGATGACCATATTAACAATAATATAAATAGAATTGTTGAATAATAATCACGTTTAAGGAAAGGATTCAATTTATGAAGTTTGAACCGTTGTCGAATCGAATTGTTGGTAAAAGGAAAAAAAGAGGCGAGAAAATTACAAATAGTGGAATTGTGATTCCAGAAGAAGTTGATAAGTCACAAAATCCATATACTGTTATTGAAGTTCTTGCAGTTGGTCGTGGATATGTTGCAAACGATGGTTCTATCGTACAGATGGAATCTAAGGTTGGAGATGAAGTTCTTTTAGTTAATGCTAATCCTTTTGTTCTTCCAAGAGATAAATATCCAACTGATTTCCCGGAAGATGAAGAACTTGTTGTTTTCCAAGAATCCGATATTTTTGTAAGAATAAATAAATAAAATTAACGGAGGGTTAGAGCGTAATTGGTAGCGTGTCGGTCTTGAAAACCGAATCCGAAAGGACCTGGGGATTCGATTTCCTCACCCTCCGCCATTATTTTTTAAGAAAAGGAAGTTTATGTATTCAATTGAAGAAATAACCAACAATATTTTTGTTGGTAACTGTTTAGATTTACTGAAAAATTATCCAGATGAATCAGTTGATTGTCTTTGTACATCGCCTCCATACTACAAGAAGCGAGCATATGGTACAAACTATCAAGTTTGGGATGGAGATCCTAAATGTGAACACGATTGGGAAATTTCTGATAAAATGCTCAAACATAAAAAATGTACAAAATGTAATGCTTGGATGGGAGAGTTAGGTCAAGAACCAAAACCAGAAGATTATGTTAGACATTTAGTTCATATCTTTACAGAGTTTAAAAGAGTTATGAAATCGTCTGGTACAATGTGGATTAACATTGGAGATACTTATT